CTCCTCCCTACTGTCAATACAGTCATGGGAAAAGTCGGGGAATTTATAGCAAAGGGGGCCGAGTGGGTTCAGAACCATCAGGAGCTCGTCCGGGTCATTATGCTCGTCGTCCTATGTCTCGGGGGATTCCTCACGGTCGCCGGGTCAGTCATTGCAGTTGTCGGAAGTGTGGGCCTTGTGTTTACAAAGACGGCGGGGTTTGTTTCCGGGTTTATCGGCACAATTAAAAAACTCCCGGGGATGCTGGACACCGTACGGATATATGGCATGTACGCGGGGGACGGCATTAAAAAGGGTTTTTCGTATATCAAGAGCGCCGGGACTGGGGCAATCAACGGCATCAAGAACGTTGGCCTCAGTATGGCGAACATGGCGAAAACCGCCGCAATCAGCGGGGTTAATGCCCTAAAGAGTATGGCGACCGGGCTCGTCGGGATGGCAAAGCAAGCAATCACCACAGCAACGACAGCCCTCGGGCCACTCATTGGCTCCGTGTGGAGCTTCACGGCGGCGCTCCTTGCGAATCCGATCACATGGGTCGTTATTGCTATAGTCGGTCTCATAGCGGGCCTCGTGCTGCTCTATAACAAGTGCGAGTGGTTCCGAAATTTAGTGGACGGAATCATCAGCGGGGTTAAGGAAAAACTCGGCTCAGCCTTCGCTTTTGTAAAGAATATCTTCGGCGCGATTGGCAACGTCATCGGGAAAGTCATGGGCGCAGCGAAGGCGACCGTCGAGGAAAAGCTCGGCAATATGAAGCGGGCCTACGAGGAACACGGCGGCGGTATCAAGGGAGCCGCAGCCGCAGCAATCGAAGGGGTAAAAGGATACTACACAGCGGGCTTCACATTCATCGACAACTTAACAGGCGGCAAGCTCTCCGCTATTACAAGTAAGGTGTCGGCGAAGTTCGACGAGATTAAGAACACAGTTTCCTCAGCGATGGAGGGTGCGAAACAGTATGCGGCGACAAAGCTTGAAGGGATGCGGGCCGTCTACGAACAGCAGGGCGGCGGCATGAGGGGGGCGATGTCGGCAACGATGTCAGGCATCCGAGCAACCGCTCAAGATGGTTTCAATTTTGTTGACAATCTTACAGGCGGGAAGCTCTCGGCTATCCGAGAGAAGTTTTCGCAGGGCATCCAAAACGTCAAGAATGTCATCACCGGGGCTTTTTCATGGTTCCGGCAGTCAGGCGCGAAAATCCTTACGACATTTACGGAGGGTATCAAGAGCGCAGCCTCGGCCCCGGTCAATGCAGTCAAGGGCGTGCTTCAGAAGATTCGGAATATGCTTCCCTTCTCGGACGCGAAAACAGGGCCGCTTTCAACACTCACACTCTCAGGGCAAAGGACAATAACAACCTACACCGCGGGACTCAAACAGGCCGCCGCCGTGCCAGCCCAAGCCGTGGAGGGTTTACTCTCCCGGGTCAGAGCACAGCTCAGTCTGCAATTTACAAATGAGGATACTAAAACAGTCGGAATTGCAGCGACACGGGCTCCGGTTCGGACAATCGAGCGTCGGAATGTCAGCATAGAAAAAGAGAATAACACAACTACCAGGGAGAAGAATACCGGGGTCAGCATAAACGAGTTTCAATTGACGGTTGACTTCTCCAAGATGAAAGAGCTCCCGATGCTTCTGAAGTTCCTCAGGGAGATCGAGGACTACGCAAACGCGAACGGGTCCATAACTCAGGGGGAGGGATGACGGAATGATATACACTGATGAGAGCACCGTGAAAATTGATACCATCATCCTTCCCGGTCTATTTAAAAGTATTGAGATCAAGGGGGATGCAATTGTTGACGAACAGGACGTCGAAGGACAGAGTAAGAAGCCCAAACAGGCGACAGGCTACGAAGACGCCAAGGTAAACATTGAACTGATTCTCGAGGATGGTCCTCTTCTCACCAAAATTCAGAAGATTGAACAGATTCAACAGATTTTTAGATTACCGGGTCAAGAGAAACCGACCGTCCATGAAATCATAAACGAACACACAGCGGCCAGAGGCGTGAAACAGGTCATTTTCAAGAACCTCACGCACAAGGCCGAAAACAAAAAAGGGCAGCTCGTCGTTACGCTTGAATTTTGGGAGCACACCGTCATGACGGTCACGGCCTCGAAGTCCTCAAGCGGGTCATCCGGCTCAAAGAAGGCAGCAGCGGCGGCGACGGCGAAGAGCAACCTCAACGAAGATTATCAAAATTACCTCGGGAACCGGGGCAAGGCTCCGGCCCTGAAAAAGTCACCAGCAAAGGACACCGCCAGCGGCGCGAAACATGTTGCAACCGTGAAAGCGATGCCCTATTAAGAAAGTGAGACCATATGGAATCGGAAGAATTATTTTATCCTGAAATCAGCGTCGCGGTCGGAAGTTATGCCCTTCAGAAGGGCATCGAGATCGAGGTCTACTCCGACCAAAGCAGCTATTTTGATTGGGCGAAGGTACGTTTCACACCACAATTTCAGGAGAACATCATCGTCGAAGAGAGGGAGCCGGGGATGGTCATGCTCGGCTATAACGGAGTTCTTGACACAGTCTTCGAGGGATATGTTTCCGGGCCCTACAGTGGGGGTGGCTACATGGACGAGATAGTCCTGAAAGACAAGATGCTGCTCCTCGAGGAGACAATCATCTCGAACACTTTCCTCGACGTGACGCCACAGGAGATCATCTCCTACTGTCTCGCACAGGCGGGGGTTACAGAGGCGAAACTCTCGGCGGAAATCTACCAGCCCCGGGCGGTCGTGCCTATCTCACAGAAAAATGCCATCGCCGTCATAAAGGAGGTCGGCACAGTTTGGGGCATTAAAAACAAGTTTTTTTTCTCGGGTGGCGTCTTCTATTGGGGAGAGAAGCCCGAGCAGGAAAAGATATACAACTTCGAGTATGGGGTCAACATCATCACCCTTGACAGGCCGCTCGGCTCGTGGGAGCTTGAGACCGTGTCGGCTCCATTCGTGAAGCACTCGCACAAAATCAACGTCACACATCCGAAAGTCTCGGGTGAGTTTGAGGTCAAGAAGGTCGTCTTCAGAACCAACGAGACGGGCTTCGTCAGGACGTATATAAATTTTTAATTCAAAGAAAGGAGGGCGCGTATGGGCCCGATGGAAAAAATGATGCAGGACGTCATGGACAAAAAGCTGAAGGAAGACTTTCCTCAGATACAATTCCCCGCCGTTATGAAGGCACGGGTCACGAAAGCGACAGCCCTCGCGGAGGAGTATGAAGATGACGAGCTGAAGATCGAAGACAAAGACACCGGGCGAACCTTCGAGGCGAAGCTCACCGGGAAATGGTTCGAGTATAATCTGAAAATCCTCACAAAGGACGGCGACGTCGACACGCGCTTCCCGGAGATTCCGGGAGTCAAGTCAAAGATTCAGATTGAGGCCGGAGGCATGGCGGCGGTTGCGCTGCTCTACGGGGAGCTCATGCCGTACATCATCGGGGAGGTCAAATAATGGCAGGACTAAACGACACAGACATCCACCTCGATGACGAGTGGCAGCTTACACAGGCCAGCACAGGCGACGCCCCGGTCTGTTCCGGGACGGACTGCTTCCTTCAGGACATCCGCCTCGAGGCAATCACACAGCCCGGGGAGCTCTTCTATGAGCCCGAATGGGGATGGGGCCTTCTCGAGTTCCTTCAGGCGGAGGATGAAGACCTCACCCGGCTCGAGATCAGCGAGCGGGTCAAAGAAAAGCTCAGACGCCGGAAGGAAATCAAGGCCGAGACGATCAGCGTTTCCCTCCTCTTCGGGAAGGACGTCCTGAAGATTCTCACACGGTTCCAGTTTGTCGGCAGCGAAGAGACGCAGAGCGTCGGGGTAGGGCTCGACCGTGTGAAAGTGGAGGTGATACTCATTGATTGATAAAAAGATATTAGACGAAGTCCTTCCCGTCCCGGAGCTTGAGGAGTTAGCGGACGAGAAGATCGCGGAGCTGAAGGAGGAGGGCTTCGTCGTCACAAACTTCAGCCCAGGCGGTATCTTCTACCATCTCCTCATGATCGTCTGTCAGATCAGGATTGAGCTCATAGTGCTACTCCGGGCCGTATTAAACAATATGTTTGTTTCCCATGCCGATGGCGTATGGTCGGAGCTGAAGGCGGCGGACTTCAGCAAAAAGCGAAAGGAGGCCGTCAAGACGCGCGGCTACGTGACAATCAGCCGGGAGGCCGTAAAAAGTAAAGACGGCGAGGAGATCGTCGGGGACGCGGTCAAAATACCGAAGGGGCACATCTTCAAGACAATCCGGGACATTAACGGCGAGGAGCTCCGCTACTTCGCAGTCGAGAACACCGTGCTCCAACAGGGCGCTCTCTCGGGCGTGGTGGTGGTGGAGGCCGAACAGGAGGGCGCACGCTACAACGTCCCGCCCGGTCAGATAACGAAGAGCCTCACGCACATTGAAGGCATTGACAAGATCGAGAATCTCTCCGGCTGGATCATCCGGGAGGGGGCAGACATCGAGGACTATGAGAGCCTCCGGGCCCGGACGCTCGGCGCATGGGCGGAGCTCTCAACGCTTCCCATAAAGGACAAATACAAGAACGTGTGTGAAGGGGTGCCTGGGGTTCTCTTTGTAAATGTTCACGACCTACATCCCCGAGGCCAGGGCACAATCGACATTATTGTCACAGGCACGGCAGGGCAAGCGACGGAGGGCCTCCTTGAGGATGTCAGGAAGGCGGCGAACAGCATCCGGGGCCCTTATGACGACATTCTTGTCATGAGCTCGACAACCATTGAGCAGGACGTTACTGTTATGCTTACCGTGTCGGAGCTGATTGATTCAACAGGTATTGAGGAGCGGGCGGCATCCGTTATTGCCGAGCTGCTTCAGATACGAAAGGGGCGCAACCTGAACGAGCTCACACACGCCGACATCATCTTCGCGCTGAAAGATAAACTCCCGGACATCCGAAACGTTAAGGTCACAGTCCCTCAGGAGGATGTCTTCCTCGATAGTGATAAAGTCATTATCCTCGGGGCGGTCAATGTCACAGCGAGGAGGGTCTGAGATGTTTGAAAAATTCAGCGACTACATGTATAGCTTGCTTTTCACACCCCTCAAGAAGGTAAGGCAAGCCGTAAATCAATTCTATCTCTTTTTCAAGGTCGTCGGGAAGCTGTTTGACGATACGAAAGCCGATATCTTCCGTGTACGTGAAGAAAGTATGATTGCAAGTGCTAGTGAGATTATGTTACCAGAACACGGGAAAGACCGTGATATGCCTCGACTTAAGGGTGAGACAACTGAAGGGTACAGAACACGACTATCAATGAAAGCTATCATTTCAGAAAAAGCAGGTACATTAGAGGCCATATATTTAGTAATGGATTCCCTACAACTGAAAAATGCTGAGGTTCAGCCCTTATATGCAACTGACATAAACCGCTGGGCAGAATTTGTGATATGCCTTTCATATGGGTTTGATGACACCTTATTCAATATAAAGGTTTTACGATTGGAGATTAGAAAAATCAAACCCGCGAGTGCAAAGGATAATTATTCAATCAGGTTGCTAGGTTCCATTTCTATGTGCGAGGAAGTCTGTTTAAATAGGGTTACATTTTTCCTTAAAATGCAATGGTATAAAAACGCTTTATGGGATGGCAATATTCAATGGAGTGGTATTAGACAATGGGATAACTACCAAGGGAATCATCCTTTACGGATAGTTATAAAGATGCAACAGCAATCAAGAATCGCCCATGCAGCAGGTCTTACACAGAAATATCATTATCGTACATGGGATGGAACCAGCCGATGGGACGGAACAAAGATGTGGGATGCTCAAATCATTAAGGAGGTCATATAATGGCATCTACAATAACAGTCATCACTACTAAATCAAAACAAAAGGTATTGGAAGCACGGGCAGGTAAAAAGACACTTCCAGCAATTGCTACCATGGCATTTGGTGACGGAGGGAATGGATGGGTCCCAACTGGTTCAGATAATGCGCTTAAGAATGAATTATTGCGAAAAACAATTACAGCAATAGAGCCATTATCGGAAACGAGATACCGTTACAAGTGCTTAATTGAGAAAAATGAACTTCAGAATGTGACAATTAATGAAATGGGACTTGTTGATACTGAAGGGGATTTTATTTGTATTATTGTGTGTGGAAACAAATTGAAAGATGATGATATTGAAATGGAATTTTACATAGACGATATCATGAATTAA